ATTACGTTATCCGCTGTTTGAATCTTACTTAAACCACCTGAAATATGTGAATGATCAAACTCAATCTCCTCAACAGCCGCTCTGTTTAACTGCGATGCTGTTACAAATACTGTGCCCAGTTCCATTGCCAAGTTACGTAGTTCTTCAGATACATATTTGTCCTTAACAAACAGATCACTTGGCGATACCTTAACACTCAGTGGCATCATCAAATCTAAATAGTCAATCAATAGTACGTCTGGCTTGCACTTGTTTTTAATTGACCATTCCTTAACGTAACTACGCAAGTCGTTTGCGTTCTTACCACTTGGCATATACTTGATCTGTATCTTGCCTGACTTCTTGCCCATCATTCTAACTTTCATTTCTACATCATCAAGATTCTTAAAAATCTCTCTTGTAGCAATACCTGTTAGCATACTATCAATACGCATTGCTGTTAATGCTTCTGAAAGTTCTAGTGTTATGTACAACACGTTCATACCTTCTGTTGCAAAGTTTACAGCCATGTTCTGTAAGAATAAACTTTTACCTGCACCTGATCCACCTGCAAAGATGTTTAGTTCACCTCTGTTGAATCCACCAAACAGTTTCTTATCAATGCTTGGCCATCCTGTGCTTACCTGTCCGTTGTTATCTTTTAGTCCTTCAAGTCTTGCTCTAGGATCAGCAAAGTAATCTGTACCCATATCTTTCGCAAGACCAATTTGAATTGCATCCTTAATCATTCCTTCAATTGGGCCATACTCACCCTTTTCAAGCAAGTCTGCACCTTTAAGGATTGCACGTTCTAATGCTTTGTGTCTGCTAAACTTTTCAAATGTATCTAATAACCAATCAGTGTGTTCCTGTCCTACACTGCTTGCATCTTTTAGATTGGTTTGACAAGAACTGTTGACAATTTCAAGTTCGGGCATAACCTTATACTCGTCGACATACTTCTTAATAAATTCTGCACTCTCTTTTAGTTTTTGATCAAAGTTTTCGCTTTCAAAGATACCTTGGCATCTTACAAATGCTTCTGCGTCCGCTAGAAACATTTCTAAAAATAGTTTTTGTATGTCTGTATTAAAGTCTTGCATATTTTATATTATACTGCCTTTTTGTTTAATCTGCAAAATAAGTTTTTGCCAGAAGTTGTATTTTGATTCCACTTGTTGTACTATGAATAATCTTTTGCATTGTGTATATTTTGCCATACCGTTTTACAGCATCAGCAACATCTTTTATGTCAGTATCTGGCCAAACCGGAAAAGCAACGTTCCATCCATATTTAATCGCATCAGTGACCAATTGTTCTCCACTTTGGTCTGCGTCAGGAACAACTATCACCTGCCTTTGCAAACTGTTTATTAGCATTGCTTGTTGTTCATTTACTTCGTTACGCAATACTGCAACGCCGCCTATGCTAACAGCATCAAAAGGTCCCTCAGTAACAATAACAAATTTTCTATCCCAACCCTGTCCATCTAAATTAAAAACATATCCGGGTTGACTGTCTGTAATATACTTAGGTGAGCCGTCGCCTAATTTACGAGCAGTGTATCCGACTATGTCCCCTTGATAATAAAATGGAACTATCAGCCTTGTTTTATATGATCCTTCACAGGTCCACATAAAGTCATAGTCACCGATATCAAGGCCACGATCATAAATTATATATTCGACGGCTCTAATGAATTCCGGATCCAATCCGCTTGGTTCTAGCGCCTTCCAATCGTGCCATTCCATAATTGAACGTGCACCAACTGGCAGTTCTCTCTTTTCAAAAATCGGCAACTGTATATGAGAAGCATTACCGTCTACGACAGTCTCCTCCTTAATTCGCAGTGCCTCCAAAGCAAGTTTGGTGATTTCTGAATTTGGCATTCCGAACCATCCTAATAGTTTACGCATCTTGTAAGATAAGTTTCTACCAGGAATAAACGACGCAGTGTAACCACAGTTGAAACAATGATAACTCACAGTTCCATCAGCATTAAACATAATACCTCCACGCTTACGCTTATCTGCACCTTCGCCATTATGAACACAGCAGGGTGCATCAAACGAAACCCAACCACTAGGAGTTTGCTTTCGTTTTGAAGGTAAGGCGGTCGTGATAGTCGATTGTATCGAATTCATATTACTAGTTTAACTTCTAACTAGTACTTTGTCAAGTGTTCCTGTGTTCGAATTGTCGGGTAAATGTTTCAGTCTTAGGTAATTGTACACGCCAGTTACGTTAGCATAACCAATTGCATCAGAACTAGTTAGATTGATAGTGGTTAGGTCTACCCAACTTGTATCTGCTGTAACTTGTCCATCCAAAGTGGCTTGCACTGTTAAATCGCCGGTATACCCATTGCTGTAATATGTTATTGTATGAACAGCACCGTTGCGTTTAAATTCAGGTTGTGCATCATAGATTGAACTATAATATTCTGTTACTTGTCCATTATGACTATAAAAATTGTTTGTTAATGGACGAGTAAAGTCTGTGTTTGGAAGTGTTGTTGAATCTGTAAATGCTGGATATACTTGATCAACAATTTCAATATTGCCTGCTACTTCATAATATGTATTTGCATATGTAGGATACTTGCCTGTTCCGCTTACAGTTCTGTACACAGAGAACTTGTAAAACTTGCTTACTAGACTTGCTGTATCGCTTTCATTTAGTGTAAGTGTAGCAACACCACGTGTAGCAGTAGTGCTACCATCGTCTACTGTAGTGCATGTCTTTTCAACATATACTGCACCTGTTTCCTTGTTTACCATAACAAATGTCAGTGTTTCGCCGCTAATATCCAGCGGTTTCTGATCCTGGTTTTTAACTGTGAATTTGATGGTGTTCGCGACACCTTTCACAATTTGTATGTCTTTTGTGTACATTGGCGTATATCCTTGTTTAATCCCGGAATCCAAATCACTGTATAAGGTATAACCGGTTTCATAAATATATATGGGTAACTTGAGCATATTGAGTTCATCCTATAATGTTATTTATTGGAATAGTATGACAACACTACAAGAAGATTTACAGGAAAAATTTCCTTTTTTAAGTTGCATTAAGCACGGCGAAATGGAATATGTGGGTATTATTATTAATCAAGATTCTAATGTTACGAGCATGTATGATTACTCTAGTTGCTCCGATGATAGCCAAAAACTAGCATTGCTTGAATGCGGTGATAGTTGGTGGTGGGAATCTAATCGTAAAATACCAATCAACATATTCATGAAGGCTGAAATGAACAGGTTCAAACCCTTAATCAAAACGTTTGCTACTAAAGATGTTGAACTAATCTTTGGGCATATGGTAAGATTAAATGATATTGCCGAAAAGCGTATTAAAAGAAAATCAATACAACTAATTAGAAAATTCAAATAGTATTAGTATTCTTGTATTGAATCCAAGTAAAGAAATCAACCACAAAAAATTGTAGTGCAATTCCAAAAGACGATAGGTGTCCGCCAAACAAAATTAAAGGTATCAGCCATAACCATAATGCTAATCTAAAAAGATAGCGTAAACAATAATGGCTAGGTACGGACCAAGTTAACCAAGGACCTGGGTCGTGTTTTTTTGGTTGTCTATAATCTTGGAACTCATAATTCATAAACCAATGTTTACCACTTCTTTTCTTTTAGACTAGCACACTCTAGACAAAATTTTACTCCCGGAACTGCTTTCTGTCTTGCTTCAGAAATTTCTTCTCCGCATTCAGCACATTCACTAAGACTTGGCCTTGATGCTTTTCGAGCGTATTCTTCACGTGCTTTACGCAACACCGCTTCGTTTTCCATCAGACTAGATAGTTGAGCAATCTCTTGTTCTTCACAAGTGTCGTTATTAAAAACAAAATGTTCTTCTTTATTTTCCATATAGTTGTTCGCAAATTAAATTCATGTGTACCACAATCGCGTGTGCATATGCAATCGCGTGTGCCTTTTTAAAATAGTAACTGTCGTCAGTCGGTTTCAACCACACCTCGTTCATCACCGTATCCCACTTCTTCCCAAGCAAATGTCTCTTCGCTGGTCGGATAATCGCTAGTACTGCCGCTAGTTGTTCTATACTCGTGGGTTTCATTTGTTTGAGTATAGTGCTGTGTTCTGCGACGTGAAATAAGTTGTTGCTGAATTCTTCGTGAGTGAGTAGTTCCCATAACGGTTCCTTTTCTAACAATTTATTTAAGTGTTCTTCGCTTTTCACATGCTCATATATATGAACATTAAGCATATCGATTTTGAAATATCCTCTTTCATCTGCTACCTTATGATCAAGAGTACAACGCTCTGTAAAAGGATCTAGCGGAGCATTATGAAAGTATACACCTGTGTTATGTTTTTTGATTTCACCTTTTTCTTCACGTGAGGCTTTAATGTGCTTAAACTTTTCAAGCACCGTGTCACGATCAAAAAAATCTAAATCAATATCAGGCATTGGCTTTTGCTTTTTTAAATTCCTCGTATATTTCTTTTAGATGACTAGGAACTTCCCATTTGAATACTTCAATCAAATGTAGTCCACTGCTTTCCCATTCTGTTTCTTTGACACCTTTTTTCATGCCGAACCCATGGCCTCCTTTTGTTTTAGTGTGTATCTTTGGATCGTATTGTGTATAATTTTTATGAGTTGTCTTTGTCGGTATTCTTGGCATAAGCACTTTTATCTTGGGATATTAGATAACAGTCTGATTGTATCTGTGCAATCAAGTTATCTATTTCTCCGGTTGTTCCTTTCGGTTGTCCATATTTTAGTTGTCTTAAACGATCAGCATCTTTTTTAATAGAATCGATCTTATCACACATCTGACTTATCTTGTGTAGCATCAATAATATCCTCCGATTGTTCTGGTACGTCTATGTCTTCAATACTATAATTATACACTGGCATGCCGGTATTGTCAAATACTCTTTTATCCTCTGTGACATAAACGTGCGATTTAAAATTACCATTTTGACCTTCAACTACTATAGACTTTTTAGTAATAGTACCCGTATACTCTGTTCCATCACTTTGGATAAGGCACAATCTAATAGCACCGCCGCCGTATATACGATCAATGGGTTCACCATTACGCATATTACTTACGATTGTATATTTTTCTGTGTTAGTCAATGTGTGCCTCCTTGATTATTTCTTTTGTTAATTCAACATCCGCAGGTTTCGCTTTAAACTGTCGATTCCAATACGGAATATCCAATACAGGTTCAACAATAGCAAGTTGTTCATCGTTGAAGTTACTTAACATGTTTCTGCCTGTTTTTGAATTCAATAGTAACCAAGGACTAATAAGTCCGTTTCTAATATCATTTACTGCTCGATTCAGATTACAATATCTAAAGTAATCATTGTATTGTGCGTCTTGTTTTTCTGCCCATTCTAACATAGTTTGCACACTACGTTCTAGTGCCGATTCTGTTGGCTCTATCTTTATCATTTCAAACATATATGTATCATATAGTTCATCGCGACACCAGTGATCCAGTTTCACATTTGACTTAATAACAAAATCAATAAACTTCTCTGGATATATAGGATTAATATTACTTACAAAACTACCAAACTTAACAAATGCATTATAATAACTGCTTTTGCAAAACTCTGCATATGTTTTAGATTTGCTACGTTGTACCATTGTATAAAACTTATTGAACGCTAGAAAGCCAACCTGTACACGCTTTTCATCCTTTTGTAGATGTCTACGTTTAGGCTCACACATATGAGCCATAAGCGTTTTTTCTTTTTGAAACGCTTTACCGCAATGTACGCATTCGTATGGTTGTTCAACTGTTTGGATCATGGTCTTTAACGTATTGATCTTGTTCCTTCTTTGACATAATACTTGATAATAATTCTGCATCGTCCATCTTCATGTTTGGATTCTTGTCTAACAAGATTTGTGTGAATTTATTCTTTGCTTGTTTCTTTGGCGCCGCTTGATATGCATGAAAAAAGTTTTCATAAGCACCGCACATACTCATAAGTTTCCAGAGTAAACCTTTATGATTCTTACTCAGTGTCCAATGATGCTTGTTAACAAATTCATTGCACATTTCTAAATAATGTTCTTGAAAGAATGTATCACCTTTAACATTGCTTACATAACGCATTGCAATAAAAGGAGCAAACAACTTCTTGTCGTCATCACTTAGTTTGTCATACCATTTTTTATCACGACGATCTACTGCACTCAGCATTGCTTTTAAATCTAGAAATTTCTTTTTCTCAGGCATCTTCTTCTCTACTCAAGTTGTATACTAGTTTAACTTCTTTTAATAAGTTTTGCAATGTTTTATTACCCTCTTCGGCTAATTCTTTTATTTCTTGTAGTTCGTAATCGTCCAAATACCAATCTGGATGTTTTGGTTTTTCAATGCATATGCGTTCACCTGTTACTGTATCTCTTTCATACACAGTTTCTCCTCCGTCGGGTGATTCGTATATCTTAACCATCTTTCCTTTCTTTGGCTTGCATTTCTTTATAGCCGCCGATGAATTTTGATAGAATTGTAAGCCTACTCTTTTCTTCTAGTTTTTCTAACTCAGGTGTTCTTTCACTGCATTTAAAATCAAATTCTTCTCTTTTGAAAGGAACATACATTGCAAGCGGTGTTCCTTTTGTAAGTGTTATCTGTCCATACTTTTTAATAATCATTTGCTGATTCATTTCATGAAACTTGTCGCTCCATATGGTTCCAGGCATGGTTTCAAAAATGTCACTGAACTCAAACATCATGGGTAATTGCATAACACTATAACCCGGACTTGTACGCACACGCCATGGACAGTCTGGTTTTAAAACCATTGCTACATTTCTTTTTACGTTATCAGGTAGATGATCCTTAAACTGTAAAGGGTTATGATGACTGAACTTAAATTTATTATAACTTGTTCTTACTGTATATCCGTCCGATTTAACATCTAGTTCAACATCACACCATAGCGGTACAACGTATGCACCTTTAAAGAAATCAACAAACGCAGGGCAGTTTTTTGCTGTGCCTTTGTTTACTCCTTCGGGCGGTATGGGTACATCCATAAATCTAGGCATTGCTTTCCACCAACTTGGCAAATATTTTACAGCAGGTTCTACAGGAACTACTTCTTCTAGTCCTGGAAACTCACTCCAGAATGTAATTTCTGGTTTATCTTTTTTGCCTAGATTAAATGAAATCATTTTACTTTTGTACCTACCGTGCGTCTTACAATGTCATCGTGATTAAACTCTGCCCAATATAATTCAAATGCTACACCATCTTCTATACCTTCAAACTGATGTACCTTTCCTGGCTTAACTTGTGTAAACTCACCTGGACCTAAAATAGTTTCATCAACCAATCCCTGTTGATCCTCCTGCCATACACGAACAAGCATCTTGCCTGATTCAACAAAGAATCCGTTCCACTTGTATCTATGTTCATGCTCTGAACATTTATATCCTTTTTTAAATTCAATACGGTGAAACTCTAGCACACCGTTTGCGTGGATCAATTCCGTTTGACCCCATATTTTTCCTGCTTTCATTGTCATTCCTTTCCCCTTACCATACAAGGCTAAAATCTAATGTTTCACTTTGTCGTGAAATCTCTTTTACAAAAAACGCACAATTAGGATTCTTTTTCTTTTCTAAAGGCGTAGTTAGTAGTTGTCCTGATTTAAGTTTTGGAAAATAAAACTTAACGTCTTGGTAGACATTTACAACATCCACTGGAACAAACTCAGGACGAGAACTTGTTAGTGGATTAAAGATAAACGCATCAAAGCCTCTATCATTTAAACTTGTTAGTGGTAAAACTTCTAAATCACCCACGTCTGCGTTTCCTACTACCATACTCCACTCTAATGGCATTTGAACTTGTGCTGTACCTATTTGTAATACAACAGCCGGTGAACTAAAACTTTCTAAGTATATTAAAGGTACAAAGAAGTAATCAGGATCTTTAGGATCTGAATTATCTAGCACACTATAACGTATGTCTTTATCTATTTCCTTTGGTAACGTTTGTAAATCAAAGTATTCATTTTCTAATGTTAGTATTTGCATTTGTTCTCCTAATCGATCGCTATCTTTTCAACCGTGAAAGGATAGTTTGCTTCTTTATAATATTTTTTTCTGTGCGTTAAATGTCGTTTCGCAAATTTGCATCTGCTTGTGATATCCCAAATCTGCACAAAGTCTTTGTCTTCTGCTTTTCTTATTCCACGCCCAATGCTTTGAATAACTCGTACAAAAGACTTCCCAGGCTCAATAAGAACAAGGTTAAAAATACGCGGAATGTTAATACCCACAGCGGCCACTCCATAAGTTGCGATAATAATTTTGTTAGTACTGTCTTTAATAGAATCATAATGTTCTTTCCTGTCGGTACCTTTAGTTTCTCCCGACACAAACACAGAATTATCTAATTTTTCTTCCAACATTTTACCTGCTGAAATGCGATCGACTAAAATTAATGTATTGCCAGAATCTTTAATTTTATCTATCAATTTACCAAGCCAGTTAATACGGTGTTCGCTTGTAACCAAATATTTTAATTCTTCTTGATAGTTTGAAAATTCTTGTACATCATCTGTTTGCACAATGTTTACATGACAGTTTGCTAGTACACCTTTTTCTTGTAAATCACTAGCACTAATATGATTAATTACTTCACCTAGTCCTGCCTTAATACCTTGAAACTCAAACTGTTCTTTTGGTATTGTGCCTGTTAATCCCCAACGTATAGGAACGTGTGCAAAGTTTTGTGTGAGCAAGTTCTTAAGCACATCTGCTTTTGCTTGATGAACTTCATCAACAATAACACATCTTACATCTTGTAAAAATTCTGTTAGTGTATGTGCCGCTTCGTGATTCTTGGTCTTTTTATCAAGAACATTAAGACTTTGCCAAGTAACAATAGTATGCTTGTGTCCTAGTTCTTTTCTATCACCAAAGTATACACCTACATCAAGTCCTACGTTTACATAATCTTCTTCTGTTTGTGTTACAAGACTTTTATTGGGAACAATAACAATAGTGTTACCATATGGTTCACACATATGACTTAGTGTAGCAGTAATAATTGTCTTACCTGCACCTGTAGCAACTTCTTGTAAACTTTGTGGATTACTGATGAAGTTATTGATAACTTCAACTTGATAGTCACGTAACACGATTGGTTGTCCTTCTGCTATGTGTCCTTTAGGCCATACAGCACCTTGGTCCTTCCAATAGTTTTCTGTGATGTTTGTAAAACTTAGTTGCGTAGTTTCACGTAAATCTTCTACTTCTACATACCAACCCTTTTGTTCTAGCAATGGCAATGCTTCTTCTAACATACTTACGTATGTTGTTCCACCTAGTCCAAAGAAACTTACTTTACCATCCCATCGTCCTAGTTTATATGCCGGCAAGTAACGTGCATACGGAATGTCATACTTGAACTTGTTAGTTAATGCTTTACGCATCTCAAGGTCAAGTCCTTCAAACTTTACATTGACTTCATCTTTAATAATTAACTTACAAGTCGGCACAGTATTCTACTCCGGTTGGTTTGCTTCCACAATAATATATAACGGTTGGTTTGCTTTCCAAATATGCCTGTGTCTTGTAATGACTAGGAACTGTTGGCAAGCAACTAAAAATTAATTGAGGATCAATATTATTAGTAAGCAACGGCTTGGGTATCTTTTCGTTGATAATTAAAATTTTCTTCTTTGGATCGAATTGATTAACGTTCATGTTTTTAATATATTTGTTTCCTTCAAAAAAGTCTTTAGAACTTTTAAATCTAAACATTACACCGATGTCTTTTCCGGTGTATCCAGCAGAAAATAATGATCCTACTATTTCTTGTAGTTGTTCGATATTATTACTACTACACATAATTATACACTGATCTACGGTATTGATCAATGAAAAAATGTCCAAATAGGAACAAACATTAGAATTAATAAACCAATTTCTACTATCACCTAA